TGTAACTCTTGCTCCGTTAGTATTTGTGCTACCTGATGTTCTAACGTGATCCATTCAGGTATGGTTGAAAGTGTTTCCAAAGTTTTGTAGTAACAACAACATCTTGTACCATGTAGTCTTGCATGACTTGCGACCACTCTTTCCAGTCTGATGTTTTACCGAAGTCCCCTTTGTACTCACCGAGGCGGTACCCATAAGACTCCAAACTATGCCTACCATAGAGTTGTAATGGCATCTGTTTCCATCTACGAGTCTTGTCAAGATTCATAATATCAGGGTGACAAGAACGGCTAATGACCAAAGTATCCAGAACCCTACCCACGTTGGAAAACCAAGGATAGAGCTTACGGATAACAGGAAGATCGTAGTTGATAATGTTATGACCCACAATTTCGCTTGCGTCTTCAAGACGTTGAATGCCACGAGTGATAGGCTCTTGATCGCCTTCATCGTTGTAAACAAGCATCTGTTCAGTGTCCGTATCGTAGATACCCAAACAGTGGATACGGGTAACATCATGTACTAGTCCGTTTGTTTCAATGTCAAAGATAAGCGTCATTCCAATGCCGGATTACACCAGCGACAATAAACAGGTTGGTAATGAAGATAAGAGTATTGAATAATAGGTTAAGGCTTAGCAGCTTTATTCGCTGCTGATCCCTGCCATACGTATGTTTTATCAACGAACTGTGCTTTAGCTACTGCTTCAGGTGTAGGTGGGTTAGGTGCTACCAGGTCATAGTAAGGATCATCAATGTAGTTGATGTACTTGGGATAACCATCAGGTGCCATAGTTCGGAACTCAAAAGTCCGTACTGGGGTCGAACTCGTCATCTGCTTCAGTTTCATGGAATTTACAAGTGGACAGGTCATAGTCAAGATGGCAGGCAACACCTACCTCTCCGCTATATCGATTTTTAAGGACTCGGACAGTCGTTGTAGAAGATCCAGACTGTGCTTGCTGATTCCTTTCAAGTGCGATAACTCCGTCTGAAAGTTGTGCAATAGCTGCACTACCGCGCAGTTGTCCAAGCGTGACACGTGCGCCTTCTTCGTGATTCTGGTCACTAGATGTTCTCCGTAGGTGGGATACAAGGAACATGGCAATACCAGTGCGCTCCACAAGGGAACGTAGCTTGGTCATTGTCGTATCGATCATTCGCCTCTCATCGCCATCAAGACCTGAGAGTAGGATAGATAAGTGATCTAGAAAAATAACCTTTGTATCGAGACCTGTTGCTAGATACTCAATACGGTTGTAAATCAGGTCCGGGTCAAATGAACCGAAGCCATCAAAGAGAAATAGGTTCCAGTTAGCGAGAGTCTTCTCGTATGCACTGACAAGTGTACAGCGATCATGTTCACCCAGGTGCAGTGACTTACCAACTGCTGCGGACATTAGTCCGAGAGCTGTACGACGGTTAGATTCTTCAAGAGCCAAGTATCCAACTCGTTCTCCTTGGTTGAGAAGATGAGTTGCAAGTTCACGACAGAAGGACGACTTTCCGATACCAGAGCCTGCAGTGATTGTCGTAAGTTCTCCATACCTGATCCCGTGTAGCTTTCCTTGTAAACCTCGAAATGGGTAGTCATGATCTGCTGGTGGTGTTGGTGTGGTTACGAGTTCTAGGAGTGATTTGCCGTCAACGATCCCATCTGGACGGTAAGGTTTCGCGTTCCAAATAGCCTCACGAATCGCTTGAGAGTCATTGGTAGAGAGGGCGTCAGACGCATCTTTGTAATCACCTTGGAGCGATGCAATCTTGCACTTGCCAGGTGGTAATACGCTTGCTGCCTCCTCCGTTGCCTTACGGCCTGCCTCGTCATTGTCGAAGAACAAGACAATCTCCTCGTAACCCTGGAGCCAGGGGATAGCCCGTTGAATCGACTTTTTAGCCGCTGCGGCACCGCTAGGTAGAGATACCATCGGCCACCCCGGCATAGCCTCACTACACGAAGCTGCATCGAGTTCCCCTTCAGTGATAACGACTCGTTTTCCAGTGGCGGGAAACAAATGTTGTCCAAAGAGACAGGTAGCTGGTTGTCCTTCATAGCGAAAGTCTTTTTCCTTGGTTTTAATTTTGCACCCAATCAGGATGCCAGACTCGTCATAGTAATGGAAACGTAGTACATCACCATCTTTGTAAATTTTGTAGTGTTGACATACTTTCTCTGAGATGTTCCGTTTGTTCAGTCGTGTGGCGGAACCTTTGAGATGTACATTGGTGGACATTTGATGAATGTGAACAACTTCTTCAGTGTGACCGTAGCTATTACAAGCAAAGCAAAAGGTGTGCCCATCAGAGTACAAAGAGTTTGCATCTGATGAGCCACACGTATCACACGGTAAGTGCCTCACGAACTCGCTTTCGGAGTTCTGCGTAAGCTCGTGCTTGCTCATCGTGATATTCAAACCATGAATCAATTGCTCGGTAGAACCCTTCAATCAGGTTCTTAGTTGTGTCGGGATCCTTTGCGTCAATGTCAGCAAGGTAATCACTGAAACCTTCTGCGTAAAACTCAGGTGTGCCGTATTCTAGGTAAGCCATTCAAGTGGAATCGAGTGGAAGGAACACCAAGGGAAATCATTTTGTTCTGCCCACTTGGCGTAGGTGGTTTTAGATCCTTTGTAGATCTTATTAAAGGGAGCTTGAAAGACGAATCGAATATCTAATTCGGGATTGCTCTTCTTCACTGCTTTCATCTTCCTCCGATCCTCTTCGGTCAGGCGACCTTTGGTTTCGAGAAAGACACCATTCGGTAAAAGAAAGTCTGGGGTGTAGTTGCATTGGAGAACGTAAGGAACTTTGGTAGATTCGTATTCGTACTTTACTCCCAGTTCAAGAAGAAGATTAGATACCTTCTCCTCAAGACTGGAGCGGGATCTCATTAGAAGTCGTCGTCGTCAATAGTATCGTTGATGGTTACGTTAGGTTCAGACGCTTTGAAACCTTTCGTTTGCCCAAAGAGAGCTGCCACTTCAGTTTCATCAAGATCGCCTGTATCAACACCAGCAGAGGAGCCAACCGAGACAACCTGTACACCGACAAGCTTGAGGCTTGTACCGTAGGTGACACCATCACGGAGGATGTAAGGCTTCTGTCGGAAGGCAAGCTTGACACGGCTACCACTGTAGAGTGGTGTGCTCTCATCAGTGATGATCGTGCCTTCAGTGTCCACCACGGGCGGCTTGGTCTCTTCATTCCAACTGAACTTAACTTTATACTGACCATCAGATACTTCCTCCCAAGGTTCAGGCTTCAATGTAGCACGCTTGGGATTCTTCAGTTTAGATTGCGCCCACTTGATAGAGTCTTCACGATCCTCTTCAAGCTTCTCAACAATCTCTTTATCAACAATAGCAGACAACGAATAACCGAACTTACTCGGCTTCAGTACAGCCTGATAACCTTCAAGGACAACAGGCTCTTTAGTGACGTGGATGGTTTGTGCCATTAACAAAAAAAGTAGGTGGATTCAATCACGGATTCTGGTTCCAGATCTCCAATGATCGGTGGTTCAGACTCAGCTCCAATCTGTTGAGCAAAGTCTCGTAAGTAATCATGTTCTGCAAACAGGTGCATATATGTCTCACGTACAATCGTACTGAGTGTAGACATATCTGTAGCACGACACAATACTGAGTCGTGAATGAGAGCAATCGGTGCGTGAAAACGTAGTGTAGCTAGATGTAGCAGGCTAGCGTCTAAACTGTGAATGAGGTTAGGCGCTGTTGCGTTCTTGTGATGTTGTTTATCTACTTGGTTAGTGTCACCAGTAGCTACCTCAAGCTCACAACGACCCAGCAGCTGTAACTTAACTGTTACCTTCTGCTTCTTCATCAATCGTTGAGTAACAACAAAGCCAGATGGTGTTGTCCATGTTAGCTCTGTCTCACCACGATCAATAGCATTAGATACCTCCTCTTCAATCCAAGACATAACCTTCATGGGACCAGGTACGACAACCTTCATAGCATCCCTAACTGCGTTAACAGTCTTGGTTAGGTCATCCTTGTCAATCTCAACATCCTTGTCCTTCAGTGCGTCCTTGATATACCCACGATTGGAGTATGGTTTAGCATTGTAAGGGATGGTCATAACTACCCTTTTGACCACCTTTCTGTCCATGTAAGGTTGAATGGACTCAGGACAATTAGGCGTAGCGACCTCTGCAACGACCTTGTATGCGTCTTGTGGCTTATCACCAGGTAGGACGTTCACAAGGCGTGCTGTAGACCTATCACGGGCTAATCCAGCAAGGATTTGTAGACCTGAACACGTCGCATCAGTAGCGACAAACAATCCAGTGTGAGATCTAGTACAAGCTATCACACAAGCATAGTACTCCTCACAAGCTGCAAGGAATTGCCAAGGTTCATCAGCAGACTCCCAATCAGGAAGACAACCAATAGGATCTAAAGCTATGCGCTTGATGAATGTGATATTATCTTGTACCCATTCAAGACGCTCCCTCATTGGTGCTTTATCTAACCCATAAGTAGTAGCTACCTGAAAGGCTAACCACTCCTCAGCTTCAGGTGTCATGAATGCTTCCTCATAAGACCTCAACAAACTCTTTCCAAAGTCTGTATCTTGAGGTGTAAGGAATGCAGGGATAGGATAAGCTCTACCTCTGTAGTCAAAAGACCACGGAATATAAAACTTCTCTTTATCCTTAAACCTTTTCACTGCTTCCATAGTCATTCTAGTACGACATGACTTACGGAACTCATGAGCTTGTTTATTTCTTACCTCAGCTGCCTCTCTCCTGTAACTCTTTCTTGACTCTGCATTCTCTGCAATGTCTACTGGTTTAGGAGGTAAAGCATACTCTACAATTGGTAAGAACTTCCCAACTGGTCTTCTTAACTCCTCTAACTTTTCCGCTACACTTACTATAAACTGGTTTAAACAGTAGGGAACCTTCTGAATCTTGTTCAGAAACTGGAGTGGTTTCTCCCCCTGTATACGTCCGCCATGTCCACGACGCACCAGATCATGCCCGTTCATGACTTCGTTTAGCAGGTACCCACCAGCTTGTACATTACTCCAATCATTAGGAGGTATAAGCATAGGCCATGCAAGTGGACTGAAGAGTTCAGCATTACGCATCAACTCATCTTTGATGTCCATAAATTTTGCAGTAGGGACAACGTATTGGACTGTCTTACGTCCCTCTCGCATGTTGAGCTTCTCGAACCAGCCGCTTGTCTGCATGATGCACTCAAGTAACCAGCCTCCAAGTTTAATACGATTAGCTCTGCCCCAACAATCCCATTTCTTAATGTCATTGCGATTCATCAATGTACGAACAACAGTTAGCTTCTGCTGTGTGCCAATAGACTTATGCCAATAGCTTTCCTTGAGACTAGCTAACAAGCCAGGTGCTGTTGTCTCATAGTGACGCATCTGACACTCATCTTCAATGGCACTACCGATAGCATCGCAGACGTTTACAACTTGATTAGCTTTGTCTTTATATGAGAATACTTTATCAAAAGTAATCTTTAATGCAATGGTAGCAGATGCTAATACTTCAAGCTTAGATACATATGTTTTAATAACTTGGAATTGATGACCAGTACCACGCTTTAATCTGTCGTGTGTAGTGTCCTCAATGTATTGAACTAATACAGGTAATAGACTGTTGATAGATGCAGCACCGTAGACACTAGCAGATGCATAGGAACTGTTCTCTAGTTCTCGTGTGTTCTTGTGAAGCTTCTGTAGCCCGTATGAGATAGCCTCACGCTCAAATGCTATCTGTGCCTCAATCTCTGCCTGTGTAATCAATACAATCCTCCGCTGCGTCCTTGGAACTTTCGTGAATGTGAACACATTGTGCTAGCTCAGGGTAATCCTCAGCCAGTTCATAGTATTGATCAACCGAAATCAATGTCATCTTCTAAAACGTAGTTAGGTGAAATAAAATGGATAGCTTCATCAGTGCAGACAGTAAACTCTGCACCTTCGTGCATTAATGCTTGGACTTTAGCCTCAGCTGCACTGCGTTTCTGATACGCAAACTCTTTGATCTTACCCTTTGGAGTAGTAGCTCGGATGATACAACAATGACTAGATGGTAGCTCCCAGCCTGCTACCTTCCAAGACATAACTTCTTCAAATGTATGCTGATGAAACATACCATCAGGAGCATCTTTGTATTCTTGCCAGTTGTTAGGATAATACTTACCACTCATCTGCTTGCCTCACATTGATTAGTTCATCATCGCGTTCACGGGACAACTCTAATGCCATCCATGCGGCAGCTTCAGAGTCGGGTGCTAATAGATACATAGCACCTGAACGTAGGGTCACCTCGTATAGGCGTGGTTGGGTCATAATTAGAACTTTTTAAGAATTTCAACAACCATAAGATTATCTGAATCATCACGATCCATCAAATCGATTGCACAGTTGTATGCAGCTGTTTCATCGCTGTAATACTCAACAACTTCGTGACCTTCAAGAACTGCGTACATTATTTAGTGGTGCGTTTACGTGTGGTACGGGTAGGAGTAGGCTCACTTGCTTCTGTAGCTACGTCCTTGGTAAGTGTAGCCATGTAGGCATCGTGAAACTCAGACTGTAGCTCTTTGTACTGTTCGATTGTACTTTGTGTGCCACTCTTGCCGTAGTGGTAAAGCCATGATTCAACAGCGTTGAGTAACAGCCATTCGCGGGATCTAGTCATTTGTTACGTGTGAATGTGTAATACTTTTGTGTTGCAGTGTTAGCACGGCTATACACCGCTAACGTAGACAACAAGCCAACGCAGCCAATCACTGCTAGGATGATGTTAGTTTCAGTCAATCCAATTCTCCTTACATGTAGTGGATAGGTAGTAGTAAGCACGTCCGTGATCAGCTATTTGATACTCACGCATCATAGCATATGCTTCATGGCGTGTTTCGTACTCATCACAGGTTTCGTCATAACGTCCCTGCTGACGGTTGATGTAATAAGTCATCAGAAGTACTCAGGATAGTATTGTGGATTGTCCATAATCTCATGGACGTGATACTCAAGCTCTGATTCTTTGAACTCTCCAGACATAGCTAAGAGAGTCATCAGTTCTTCGAACTTTTGTTCTTCACTCATAGTCATCAACTCGTTGTACAAAGTAAACATCAAAGTGTGGGTGCAACTTCATGCACTTGGCATATGCATCAGCTTTTGTCTCCTCTAAGTATAGAAGAGAATCATTGCGTTGTTGTTTGGTATCGTAACCAACAACACGCCACATCAATTCATTACCAGTCATAGGTGCGTCCTTGAAGTATAGAATGGATGGAGGTTTGAGTTACTTAGGCTGCCTCTTCTTCCTCCATCATGTCAACAAGACGGCTGCAATATGCCTCAACGACAAACCAAACCATCCGGTTCTTTAGCCCTTGAATGCTATCCTCATTCTTGGCAAGTTGTGCTAGGTAGTCATCACCAAGGATGTCAAAACACACGTCCTCAATGTCATC